TTGAGGGCGCTGGCGCAAAATCGGCGTTTGCATTAAAAAAGGCAATGTTGCCAGCGGTTGCAGTAATTGGCACTTTGGCTGCAGGTTTAACGGTTGCTACTAAAGCAGCGGTTGAGGATCAAAAAGCGCAAGACTTATTGGCGCAACAGTTACGCACTAGCGCAATGGCTACTGATGATGTGATCGCAAGCAATGAGGAATTTATCTCAGGCATGTCACGCGCGTTCGCGGTCGCTGATGATGATTTGCGCCCGGCAATGGCAAACTTAGTGCGCTCGACTGGTTCAGTAGAAACTGCACAATCGTTAATGAACACAGCGCTAGACATTGCAGCGGCTACTGGCAAAGATTTAGAGACAGTCACACTGGCATTAGGTAAAGCAGCCAACGGTCAAACAGCGGCGCTAACAAAACTAGACCCGTCACTAAAAGGTGTGATCGATAGCAGCAGCAGTCTTGATGACATCACACAGGCGTTAGCGGTGTCGTTTGGCGGTGCGGCCACAGTGTCGGCAGAGTCATTTGACGGCCGTATGCGTGGCATGAAAATTGCGCTTGATGAAACTAAAGAGTCGATAGGCGCAGCGTTGTTGCCAGTGTTAGAAAAACTGTTAACAATTATGAAACCTGTTGCAGATTTTGCTCAGGAAAATACCAGAGTATTTTTAATCATGGTAGGCGTTATCGGTGCGGTGGCTACAGCAGTAATCGCAGCCAATGTTGCTATGAAAATTTATCAAGCAACACTTGTGCTAACCAAGATCGCTACTGTTGCGTTAAATATCGCAATGAGCGCAAACCCATTTGTGATCGTGGCAGCGGCAGTAGTTGCGCTCACTGCAGCAATGGTATTTCTAGAAATAAAATTCAATGCAATGTCGCGCGCATTCGACATGTTCGGCAACAGCATCATGATTGTTACAGGGCCGCTAGGTGTACTTATCGGCAGTTTACGCAAACTAGTAGAACTTAAAGATGCAATTGGGTCGTTTGACATCGGTGGCATAAACATTCCAGGTTTTGCTGACGGTGGCATAGTGACGCGACCCACGCTGGCAATGGTTGGCGAGAAAGGCCCTGAAGCAATTATTCCGTTGTCACAAATGGGTGGCATGGGTGGCGGCGTAACAGTAAATGTGACTGGCGGTTTGTCGACTAGCGCCGAGATCGGTCAGGCGGTTGTCAACGCGATACGCGCTTACAACAGGTCTGCAGGCCCGGCACAAATACAGGTTGCGTAGTGGCAGGCACAGCGGTTGTTGGCGCTGGTAATTACAGCCTAGAAATTGACACAGGATTTATACAAGACGCATTCATACTTGATGACGCGGTTGCTGGTGTGCTTAACAACACAACTTATGTGCTTGACGGTACAACAAATTTTGCTGATGTCACTACAGGCATTGACGCAATCACCGTGCGGCGCGGTCGCCGCGATGTAGGCGATCAATTCAGTGCGGGCACGATGACATTCAACATGCTTGACACCACAGGCATATTCAACCCATTTGACACGCAGTCACCGTATTATGACGCAACAACAGCGCAACCCGGTTTAGCGCCAATGCGTAAAGTACGACTGGCGCGCTACTCAGATATCAATGTCAAAGAATATTTATTTGTCGGCTACATCGTTAACTATGACTACAATTTTGCGCTAGGCGGTATTGACACAGTGACGGTGTATTGTGCAGACGATTTTTATTTGCTGGCACAAACATTTTTGGCAGAGTTTAATGTTAGCGAGCAGTTGAGCAGCGCTCGACTATCGGCAGTACTTGATCTGCCTGAGGTTGATTTTCCTGTTGGCCAGCGCGCAATCAGTACAGGCACACAAACGCTAGGCGGTAGTGCACCGTTCACGGTTGACGCTGGCACAAACACACTGCAGTATTGCTCGGCAATAAATCTTGCTGAACAGGGTCGACTGTTCATGGCGCGTGACGGCGACCTAACATTTCAGCCACGCATAGGCAACACTCTGTCTAACCCGGTCGCAGACTTCCACGATGACGGCACAAACATACCGTATGACGGTGTAGGCATCACATTTGAGGCAGATCAGGTAGTCAATCGCGCGGCGGTCAGCATCATCGGTGGGTCGGTAGAGGTCGCAGACGATGCAGCCAGTCAAGCAAAATACTTTATCCAAACAACCAGCATCACCGAGTCACTGCTACATAATGACGCTGCAGCACAAACGCTGGCAACCTATTTGCTGAACCCTGAACCCGAGGCGCGGTACACATCGCTGACCACAAATCTGAACAAACTGACAAACGCGCAACGCGACACTGTGGCAATCATTGACATAGGCGACACAATCACCATAGAAAAAACATTTGCCAGCGGTGCAGGCACAACCGAACTGGCACAAGAATTATCGGTAGAGGGTGTCGAGCACACAATTACGGTAGGTAGCGGTCACCGTGTCGAGTACTTTACGAGCCCTACCACACTGGTCTACGAATTAATACTAGATGACGCTGTTTATGGCATCATCAATTCCACGAATGTTCTAGGATAATCTAAGGAGACTTATGGCAACACGACAAAGTTTTACAGCATCACAGGTGCTCACTGCAGCCGAGCAAAACGCACTGGCAACCGCAATGATTGCAATTAACGCACAGACCGGCACGACCTACACAACTGTTTTGGCTGATGACGGCAAATTAATCACATGCTCAAATGCGGCATCAATTGCGCTCACAATTCCGCCAAATTCATCGGTCGCGTACGGCATTGGCACACAGATCAACATTGCACAACTTGGTGCAGGCACAGTCACAATCACGGCTGGCGCTGGCGTAACACTTAACAGCGCTGGCAGTAAATTAAAAACTGACGCACAATACGCGGTAGCAACATGCGTTAAAACTGACACGAACACTTGGTTTGTTGTCGGCAATCTTAAAGCGTAGTAATGCAAATTTTAAGCGGCGTACACTCTGGCGGAATACTTGCCAATTTTTTGGTTGTTGCAGGTGGTGGCGGTGGTGGTTTTGATTTTGGTGCAGGCGCAGGCGGCGGCGGTGGCGGTGGTGGTCTCCGGTCAAGTATTGACCAAACTGGCGGTGGCGGAAGTTTAGAAGCAGCAGTTGTGCTTGCTAGCGGTATTACCTACACAATTACTGTTGGCGGTGGTGGTACTAGAGGGTCTGTTGGTGTTTTTGCAACTAATGGTGTGGCAAGTTCTATTGCTGGCACAGGTTTAACAACAATTTCATCGACTGGCGGCGGTCTTGGTGCTGAAGGTCAATCAGGTAACAGCGGTGGTAACGGCGGCTCAGGTGGTGGTTCGGGTTCTGGTGGTGGTACACACGCAAACGGAACTGGCACAGCAAATCAAGGTTTCAATGGTGGTTTCAATAATAGTAATTCTCCATATGCGCCCGGCGGCGGTGGTGGTGCTGGTGCTGTCGGAACGGCTGGCGGTGATGCTGGACTTGCACCTAGCGGCGGTGTCGGTGTGCAAGTGTTATCAACTTTTTATGCAGGTGGTGGCGGTGGTGGTGCTCGGTCACCAATGACAAGCGGTGCTGGCAGCGGTGGTAACGGTGGCGGCGGCGCTGGCGGAGCATTATCAACAAACGGTACGGCAGGCACAACAAATCGAGGCGGTGGTGGCGGCGGTGGCGGAGCAGGTTCGACAAATGGTGGCAACGGTGGTAGCGGAATTGTAATCATTGACGCAGGCATAACAGCCGCGTCAACTACAGGTTCACCAAGTCTGAGCGGAACTACTTACACTTTTACTGGTTCAGGCACGATCACATTCTGATGGCACACTTTGCAGAAATACTTGACGGCGTAGTGCAGCGCGTAATTGTCGTGCATAATAACGAGGAAGCAAACGGCGCACAATTCTGCCACGATCTATTTGGCGGCGAATGGGTGCAATGCAGTTACAACAACCGCATACGCAAACAATTTGCAGGTGTCGGCTACACATACGACAACAACGCAGATGTGTTCATCGCACCACAACCTTACGACTCATGGACACTTGACAACAATTTTGACTGGCAACCGCCAACACCTAAACCTGACGGCGACTATTATTGGGACGAGGACACACAGACATGGCTACCTTACGATTGATATTTGTTGCACTAATATTGGCATCATGCACTACAACAAAAACCAACTACGAACTGAAAGAGGTGTGTGAGTATGTTACCCCGGACAGGTGCGAAATTAGAAAATGATCAACTACACACAAGACTGATAGTGACAGTAGGTGTAATTATGGCGGTCACATTCAGCATCATGGTTATTGGCCTGCTATACGGCATGTTGTTCACAAACTTTCCGACAGAATTAGCGCCACTCGACTCAAAGATTGTTGACCTGCTTAGCACGATCAGCGTGTTTCTCACAGGCGCATTATCAGGGCTGGTTGCCACAAACGGCATCAGCAAAAAACCTACTCCACCAGCGCCGCCAGTGCCATGAAGCCCTACACAGTAAACGCAGCGCCAGTGGCAACACGGCCACTAGCAGGCATGGACTTGTGGTTATCGCGATGCGTCAGACATTCAGAAAATTCGCTATGGAATAACGGCAGTTGGGTTGTGCGCGATGTGCGAGGCAAACCCGGCATTGTGTCAAACCATGCAAAAGGTGTCGCAGTAGATTTGTCGTATCGTTGGCAGTCAGAAAAAAAGAAGGGTCTACAAAACGGCCGCAAAGTATCGCTGGCATACATGATCAAATTGCTTGAACACGCCGACACATTAGGTATTCAACTTGTCATTGACTACGCGTTAAACCGATCTTGGAAATGCAGTAGAGGCAGTTGGATTGCTGGCACATTTGAGAGCGGCGACTGGTATCACATTGAGGTTGACCCGGTGATGTGTAACAGCCCTGAACTCGCAAAACAGGCGTGGGATAAGGTGTTTGGCGTAATACCTGCAGTAATCAAAAATCCCGTGTAAGGTAGTTCTCGACCGAGAAAGTCGAGGCCACCATGCCATTCATCATCAAAACAATTATCGCATTTGCGTTATCAGCAATCGGGTTAGGCATCTATCAAGTGCCACAACCGCGACCTGACATGTCAACGACAACGCCCACAGACACGCCCTACGCGCTTATAGGCGGTCACGGGCAGTATGTGGCTGATCTGTGGCGGTTCGTGCCACCAACGACAACCACGCTTGCCCTACAGCCTGTGTATAAGCATGGGGATTGCTCATGGCTACCAAAACTGGCATTGCAGGCAGGCTGGTCAATTTACGACCTTAAGCAGTTACAGCAAATCGCACTTCGAGAGTCGGGCTGTTGCCCTGCTCGCGCTGGCGGTGACATCGTAGACAAAAACTGCAAGATTACTGGCGTGGCTGAATGGTCGCACAGATCAGATAGCGGCCTAATGCAGTTAAACGGTGTGCACTGGCAACCCACGCACCCGGAATATCACGGCACAATCTGTAAAGGCATGGACATCTGCACACAACCACCATTGTTTGACGCATTAACAAACCTAAAAGCGGCGCGCCTACTGTACTTGCAAGCAGGCTGGCAACCGTGGTCAATATGCCACCGGGACAAAACATGCAAATAGACAAACAACTACAAGACCTGTGCTGGCTAATTTTTGGCGGTCTATTAACTGTGCGACTACTCAGTGCTATATTCCTAAACACATAACAAAAGGAGAAATAAAAATGACCGAGAACGAATACAACGAAACATTTGATATGCAAATGGAACGAGAACACCAACAGACTGTCGCTCGAATGCGCGAGTTCCAACTGATAGGTGAGCAGATCAGCAAAATGCCAGTCGTGAACACACGCACACTAGAAATAGAAGTGCGCTACCTAATGGGCATCATTAGTGAACTGGAAGCAATGGTAAAAAATCTTGAGTCCGAAACACGCAGATTAGAACAGTTGGTGCACCGTGTCACAAACTAACCAACTAGAAATGTTTGCACCGTCAATCGGATTAGCAGGCACATTTGAGCGACCAGCGATAAATCGTGAAGTCGTGATTATTGCGCGCGAAGCACAACAAACCAGTGTGCAGGCCGCAATAAAAGTAAAACCGAAAACAGGCAAGAAGCGTCAACGCGTACACGCCTATTTGTTAGGTCGCGCGTCAACTGATGAGGAAATAGAGATTGCGCTTAACATGTCAGGCAACACAGTCAGACCGACACGCGGCACATTAGTTAAAGACGGTCATGTTATAGATAGCGGTTTACGCCGATTGACACGCGCTGGCAACGAAGCGATTGTGTGGCGTTGCGTATGAGACGCGGTTACGACCCGGGCTATGGCAGTCGAGAGCAGTTAAAAGATTGTGTAGAACAAGGCATGAAAGCAGCGCGCGAGCGTGACGCACTTAAAACAGAAAACGCTGCACTGTTAGATCGCATAAACAAACTAACTTGGCAGTCCGAGCAATACAAAACACTGCTGGTATGTATGCGACACTTTATGAATTGTGACGGCGCTAACGAATGCCGCACCTGCGTTGTCACAGCCGACATGTATCTAGAGTTAATGACATGAGCACATTTAGTCTCGGTGATTATGTTGATGTACCAGCGCGCGTCAAAATGCTGTTTGAACGCTGGCCTAACGCACGCATAGTCGAGTCAATACCGCAGATCAGATTGTTTGACGGCCGCGAATGGGTAGAGGTCACGGTCACAATACATTTAGGCGATGACACGACACCTGTTGTTGCGAGTGCGTGGGAGTGCAAAGGGACTACAAGTTACACACGCGATAGCGAGATGATGAATTGCAGCACATCGGCAGTTGGCCGGGCTTGCGGACTGCTAGGGCTCGGTATAGGCAAATCTATTGCGTCACGCAACGAGGTACAGATGCGTCAGCCAGCAGTAGCGCCTGTTACACCTAATGACGAAAACCCATTTCATGACGACAACGCTAAACAGTATGCGTCACCTAAGCAGCGTGGCATGATACGCGCACGCGCATTTGAGAAAAAGATCGGCACAACCGAACTGATGCCATACATAAACAAGGTGTTAGGCAACGAGTATTCAAGCATTGAGGCGTTAAGCAAGCAAGAAGCATCACAGGTAATTGACTCGCTACAAGATTGACATACGATTGACATACCGATAAT